GCTGATTTATTTGAAAGTGATACTAAAATATATCACAAAGCAATAAGATTTTTTATTCATATGGAAGGGGGACAGTAGCTTATGTCAGAAATAGTAAACAGTGCTCCTATAGGAGTAGAAAATTTAGTTTATGCAGTTTTAACAGATGAGATTACTTCAATTTATGGCACTCCGGCTTTGATTTCACCAGCAATAAATGTAAAAATAAGTCCAAAGAGCAATTCAGATACGCTGTATGCTGATAATAAAGCTGTAGAGACAGCTACATCATTAGGTGAGATAGATGTAGAAATTGAAACACAGGATCTACCACTTGAAGTACAGGCGGCACTTCTTGGACATACGATTGATTCAACAACTAAAGTTATGTGTTCTGATGTTCAGGATTCAGCAGCATATGTTGCTGTAGGCTTTAAAATTAAAAAAGCTAATGCCAAGTATAGATATGTATGGCTTCTTAAAGGAAAATTTAGTGAACCGGAAGAAGAACATTCATCACAGGAAGACAAAACAAAATTTCAGACACCTAAAATTAAAGGTACATTTGTTACAAGAACGGATGGTAAGTGGAAATATACAGCTGATGAAGATAGTGGATTTACAGGTGGAGCCGCATGGTTTGGCAGTGTGTATAAACCAGTGATTATACCAGCCGCACCAACGAATCCAGTACAGGATGATGCAGCTAATACTTTTGGATGGACTAATGTTAGCGGATATGATAATGCATCAGATTATGAGTACAGTACAGATGGAGGAGTAACATGGTTACCAGTAACAGAAAATCCACAAAATGTTGGAAATAGTGCTTATGATGTAGGAAAAGTACAGGTAAGGGTAAAGGCAGATACAGAAGCTAGCAGATCAGCGGGATTAGTATTAAGTTCAACTTTAGCATATACTGCAGGTTAATTTAAAAATTTAGAAGAGTCATTTTAATTCCTAGGAGGAAACAAGTATGGAGATAGTATTGAACAATAAAACTTATGTAATGCCTAAAGTTAAAACAAGGATGTTAAGAAAAGCCATTGAAATTAACGAAAATATAGATTTTAATAACATGAAAACAAAAGATTTAGATGGACTTGTAGATTTTATAGTGGAGCTATATGGTAATAAATTTACCAGAGACAATTTTTATGATGGACTGGATGCAGATAAACTTATAGAAACTCTCAATAATAGTATAAATGGAATAGTAGGCAATTTAGGAAACAAGTTAAAGGAATTCCCAAACAAGTAAGCGGAGGTAGTGATGAAAAGCTGTCTCCGCTTGATTTTATAAAGGAGATCTATTCTAAGCTTTTAGAGCAGGGATGGACACTAAATGATATTGATGAAATGGATATATTTTTTTACTTTGATATCTTAATTTACAGGGCAAATAAGAAATACAAGCAGAACTTAGATGCCGTTTTAAATATATTGTAAAGAAGGTGAGAGGGTGGCAGAGGAACTTGGAAGTTTAGCGGTAAAAATAGGACTTGATTCAAGTGGCTTTCAAAATGGTATAAGCAGTATAAATAGAAGTCTTAGGGTACTTGATAGTGAGTTTAAAGCTAATACAGCAGCTCTTGGAGAAAATGCCAAAGGACTTGAAGGACTTAAATTAAAGTCGGAAAGTCTAACCAAACAATTAGAACTTCAAAAGCAAAAGGTTGGAACTTTAGAGCAAGCCTATACCAAAAGTGCCGAGACTAAAGGTAAAGACAGTAAAGCCACACAAGACCTTGAGATAAAATTGAATAAGGCTAAACAAGCTCTCTCACAGATGGAAAATGAACTTTCTAAGGCAAACAAAGAAATAGAACTGCAAAGCAGCAAGTGGGGTGCTCTTGGAAAAAGTTTTGATACCCTTGGAAATAAAATAAAGCCAATAGGTCAATCAATATCCGGTGTAGGTAAAAAATTGGCACTAGGAATAACCACACCTTTGATTGGAATAGGTACTGCTGCTGTAAAAACAGGAATGGATTTTGAAGCAGAAATGAGCAGGGTTAGTGCTATAAGCGGTGCTACCGGAAGTGACTTTAAAAAATTAAATGACCTTGCATTGAAGCTTGGTGCGGACACTGCATTTTCAGCAGGTCAGGCAGCAGAAGGTATGGAAAATTTGGCTTCAGCAGGTTTTAATACAAATGAAATTATGGAAGCTATGCCTGGAATGCTTGATTTAGCTGCAGCAGGAGGTGTAGAAATATCAGAAGCTTCTGATGTTGCAGCTTCTGCCCTTAGAGGTTTTGGACTTGAAGCAGGTCAGGCGGGACATGTATCAGATGTATTAGCACAGGCAGCTAGTGCTACCAATGCCGGAATATCGGATATGGGTTCGGCATTAAAATATGCAGCACCTCCAGCTCATGCACTTGGGTTAAACATAGAAGAAGTAAGTGCAGCTATAGGTATAATGAGTAATGCAGGTATTAAAGGTGAAACAGCAGGAACTACTTTAAGAGGAGCATTAACCAGACTTGCAAGTCCATCGAAAGAAGCGGCTGCATTGATGGAACAGCTTGGTTTTCATGCATTTGATAATCAAGGTAAGATGTTTTCATTGTCACAAATAGTAGCTAATTTACAAAATAGTATGAAAGGGCTTTCAGATGAAGAAAAACAAAATGCCATAGCAACTATATTTGGGCAGGAAACTATGTCAGGTATGCTTACTTTGATACAGGCCGGTCCTAAACAGTTAGATGATCTTACCAATAGTTTTAAAGCAAGTGATGGAGCTGCAAAGAAAATGGCTGGTACCATGCAGAATAATCTTAAAGGCTCAATAGAGCAGATGAAAGGATCTCTTGAAACTGCAGGAATAAAGATAGAGCAGAGTTTGGCACCACATATTAAGATAATAGCTGATGGCATAACAGAATTGGCTAATAAGTTTTCTGAGTTAAGTCCAGCAGAGCAGCAATTTGCATTAGTTATGGCTGGAATAGCAATAGTAATTGGACCGGCATTAGTTAGCATAGGTAATTTAATAGCTGCAATAGGTAACATATCAAAAGCATTTGGCACAGTATCAACTGCTATTGCTAATCTCGGAGGAATGTCAAAGATTTTAGGTACAATTTTTAATCCATGGGTAATTGGTATAGGAATAGCTGTACTTGCCGGATATGAAATTTATAAGCACTGGGATACCATTAAGCAGGGGGCAAATGATTTATGGCTTAAACTTACCACTGTTTTTCAAGGAATCAAAACATCCATTACTAATGCCTGGGAAAATGTAAAAACTGCAACACTAACTGCCTGGGAAAACTTAAAAAGCACTATAAGTAATGGTCTTAATAGTATAAAGAGCTTTCTAGAACCAGCCTTAAATTTTTATAAGACCATATTTAAAAATGCATGGGATATTATAAAAAATATTGTTTTAGGTGCTGTACTTATAATTCTTGATGTAGTTACAGGAAATTTTACAAAGCTAAAATCAGATATAGAGAATATATGGAATAATATAAAAACAGCTCTGACAAATATATGGGAAACCATAAAAAATACAGCTGTAAATGCCTGGACTAAATTGAAGGAAACTGTAATAAATCTTTGTAGTAACATAAAAGAAACAGTACTTAACATATGGAATTCTATTTTAAATTGGTTTTCAGAACTTCCGGGCAAGCTTTATAGTTATGGATCAAGTATGTTCACAAGAATGAAGGATGGAGTAAATAGTACTATAGGAAATGTAAGAAGTTCCATAGAAAGTGGTATTAATAATGCATTAAATTATCTGGCAAGTTTGCCGGGCAGGGCATGGAACTATGGAGCAGACTTTGTAAATGGAATTGTAAATGGTATAAGATCTGCTGTAGGCAGAGTTGAAGATGCAGTAAGTGCATTAGCAGCCAAAATAAGAAGTTATCTTCACTTTTCAGTCCCGGATGAAGGACCACTTACCGACTATGAAAAATGGATGCCGGATTTTATGGCTGGTTTAGCAGAAGGAATAAATAAGAGCAAACACATTGTTGCTGAAGCTGTGAATGGATTGTCATTAGATATGAAAGTGAATTCTAGTATAGGAGAAATAGCAGTACCATATAACAATAACCTAAAAGAGAGTGAGAACATAGGTAATAGAAATGGGCTTATTTTGCATATAGAGAATTTTAATAATTATACTGAAAAAGATATAGAACAGCTTGCTTATGAATTAGAATTTTATAGACAGAAAATTTCTATGGGGAAGGGAGGAGTTTAGTGTGCTTAGTTTTAACTTTGCTGGTAAGAACAGCTATGATGATTTTGGAATGCTGATATCTCAAAGACCTAATCTTCCTTCTCCTAAACGTAGAGTAAATACAATAAACATTCCAGGAAGAGATTCTAATTTAAGGTTTGATGAAAAAACCTATGATGATATAACACTAACAGTTGAGTGTTCAGTGAAAGATAGAGAAAATATTGCAAATAAAATTGATGATATAAAAGCCTGGCTTTTTGAAGCAGGTGAAGGTGATTTGATATTCAGTTTTCAACCAGATAAAAAATATATTGCTCAGGTAGTAAATTCTATTGATTTTAAACAGGTTTATAAATATTTTAGCGAGTTCCTTATAATATTTAACTGCAGACCTTTTAAATATGCGGTAGAGAATAATATAGTAAATATAATTGAAACTGAAACTACTATAAATAATCTCGGGACTATTGAAAGTGAGCCTGTAATAAGTATTTATGGTTCTGGTGATATAGTTTTTAAAATAAATGAACAGCAGATAAGCCTTAAAGGTGTATCTGAAAAAATTATAGTAGATTCAGTCATACAGGATTGCTATGATGATTTAGGAGATAACCTAAATGGAAGTATGTCAGGTGAATTTTTAAAAATGAAGCCTGGCGAAAATATTATAGAATGGAGTGGAAATGTTACTAAAGTTGAGCTTTTACCAAACTGGCGGTGGTTGTAATGATATGTATCTACGATAAGAAAACTACTAAAGGAAATTTTGATAATAACGGCTTTGGAATCTTAAGTGAAGCCATAAGCTGCTATATTACTGAAGAACTAAATGGAGATTATTCCTTAGAACTAGAGTATCCTGCTAATTCTAAAAAATCGAAGTATCTTGTTGAATGGAATATTATCAAGGCAGAGGGTCAGCTTTTTAGAATATATAAAGTGGAGAAGAGCAGTGATGGCAAAAATGTAATTAAGGTATGGGCAAAGCATATCTTCTATGATCTTTCCTATTATTTTATAGAAAGTATGAAAGCCGAAAACTGCAGTGTGAAAACAGCTTTGGAGAAATCTTTAGTAGGAGATTTGATAACCATATATACAGCAGATAGTGATATTATAACTGCAAATACAATTGATATTGAAGAAAAGAATCCTGTAGAAGCCATATTTTCAATAATAAATATATGGGGCTGCGGCGAACTAAAAAGAGATAACTTTGATATTAAAATATTGAAAGCCATAGGAAAAGATGCAGGAGTATTGATTGCACAGGGTAAAAATATAGCAGGTTTGAAATTTAATATAGATACTACAAGTGTTGTAACTAAGCTTTATCCTGTAGGAAAAAATAGTATAAAACTTACTGAAAAATATATTAGTGTTCCCAACTGGAATAGTGATGCGTATCCACCATTTCCTATTATAAAAAAGGTTGAATTTAAAGATGCTGGAGATGAAGTTACTTTAAGAGCACTTGCAAAAGAAGCTGCAAGCGTAATAGGGTTAAGCAGGGTAAATATCGATGTGGATTTTATTGAACTTAGTAAAACAAAGGAATATGAGAAATATAAGCATCTCCAAACAGTTAATATAGGAGATTCAGTTATAGTAAGGCATAAAGATTTTAATATTGATGTAAAAGTACCTGTAATTAAGGTAAAGAAAGATATTCTAAATTGCGTAAATATTAAAGTTGAACTTGGACAGCCAAAAGATAGCATATTAAATCAGCTTGATACAGCAAATATTAAAACTACATTAGATGAACTTGGAAACAAAGTAGCAGAATCTTTTAGTTCAATGCTTTATTATGCAAATCCAATTGCACTAACTGTGGGAACAGCAGCAATAGAGCCAGTATATTTAGGAATAACAGCAGTTGCAGATACAAACTTATCTATGAACTTTACTATGTACTGTACTGCAAGTAGCTCATGTACAATAACAATAGAAATTCAATTAGATAATAAGGATATTCCATTTACTCCAAAACAAAAATTACAGCAGGGGGATAATGTTATAGGCATACCTCTTGGAATTCCACAAGTTCAGCAAGGAGCACATTATATAGCAGTGTTTCTAAAAGTAGATGTAGGTACAGTAAATATACCTATGTTCAATCTTCAATGCATGATTGATGGAAGAAATCTTCAAGGAGGTTTAAGTGCAGAGCATCCACACGCAGAATGCTTTGAGAAACAGAAGCTTGTAAATATAAATGGTTTATATTTGAGTAAAGTAAAGAGTAATTATGTAAAAACGGAATTGCAGAATCCTTTGACTTCAGTCTTAGGTGTTCACAAAACAGCAGATATAGCAGCAATTAGCAGCGGTAAGCAGATGGGCACAAATCATGAAATTTCAATTAAAAAGTTAGGTGAAATCTTATATTTTACTTCACAATATAAATACAAATACTCAATAGATGATAATGTTTTAATTTTAGATGATGATGGGCTTTACTTTAAAACAGTTTATGATGGCACAGCAGTTGATGAAAGTATAGATGCAGGAAAAATGTATAGTTTTCAGCTGCTTGACAGTAGTAAGTTTGTGAGTATTGAAAAACTGGAGGTAAAATGATATGGGTGTATACAGTACAAACATAGTTTCCCCAAAAGGAAGCAGTGGTATGACTTCAGTAAGTTCCCATAATGATGATACTACAGTTAAGTTTCCAGACATAGGTTTTGATTTTTTCTATAATGGGATAAATTGCAGAACTACTATTAATAGTAACGGCAATTCGTGGGTTGGATTTACTGGTTCAAGTGAGCAACTTAAAATAAATAGAAGGGATGCAGGAGCAGATAATATTTACTATGCTAAAGAAACAGTAAATGATAAACCTACGTTTAGAATAAGGTGGGAAGGTCATCAAAGTTACAGCACCTGGGGAACTCTTAATTTGATATGGGAGCTTATATTATTTAATGATAATGCTATGGTACTTGTTATCGAAAAGATACCTAATACAGGCACAAATTCTTTTGAAAATCCTGCATTAGGAATTACTGCTTTAACTCTTGAAAGTAATAAATCCTATGCTTTTATTCCGCAGCAGGATCAAGGAAAAGCATATGACTTCAAAGAAGGTTCCTATATTCAGACTGATATAAAATATCTTATAATAGATGGAAATGATATTAAGCACTGGGATACTGCATCTTCAAGTTATGTTAAAGTTTCGGAATTACCACTAACATCAGATAAGTTTAAGACTTATGGTGATGATATATATCATAAGGAAAGAACAGGAATAATAGCTGCTTTTCCAATATTAAAAGTATGGTCACCTTCAGCTGAATTGCCAGCGCCAAAGGTAATTCAAACAATTAAGCCTAAACCTATAATAGTTAATATGAGGGATGATATTTTATTTAGTGAGGCATATATAAAAGATATTATGAATGCAGTAGTGACACTAGATAACACAGGCAGTGGAATTATAGTTTTTATAGTAAGTACGGATAGTGGAGTTTCATGGGAAGCATGGAAGGGGAGTTCATGGGTTTTAGTAGATATAACAAATATTGAAGATGTAAAAAGTAAAGGGATGTCTGCCGCAGTTCTTCAAGGAGTTACTGAAGCGCAATGGACATCCCTTGGACTTTCAAATAAAAAGATAAGATTTGCTTGGTATATGGAAATCACAGTAAGTAGTGATGCTTTAAAGTTAAAGCAGATTAGAGTTAACTATAATACAAATTAGGTGATAAACTCCAATAATTTAATTTACTTAAACTTCATTATATACTAAAATTAGTTATGACGAGCTGTAATTTAATGTGACATATAAAATACGTGAAACAATTCAATAAATGGTAATTTAGAAGGGAGCGTTAACAATTGAGTTTAAATAAACCATACTATAGGATAGTGAGACCTAAATCATATATACCTAATTATGCAATAGATGCACGATATGCTTCAGACAGAATACAATTGAGTAGAGCTTATATAAATATCGAAAAGGAATTACGTAATATTTTTGATTACATTGAGCCAGATGAACGTAATAAGAATACTTTTTCCTTTGAATTGTATAGTGTTTTACTTAGAGCATGTACTGAGGTGGAATTAAATTGCAAACTTATAATGGAAGCTAACGGGGCGTCACCAATAGGATCGAATTTCACTATGAGAGATTATGTGAAATTAGAACAATCATCAAAATTGTCTAAATATAAAGTTATATTTAGTAATTGGAGAAATAGAGACTCTTTAGGAAATTTAGCTTATCAAAATAAAGAAATTTATCCATTTGAAAATTTTGCACCACAAGTGGCAACAGCACCTAAATGGTATAAAGATTATAATTCTGTTAAACATAATCGGGAGATAAATCTAGATAAGGCAAATCTAGATAACTGTATGTCAGCTGTTGCAGGAATATTAGTTTTGTTATATTCTCAGTTTGGATCATGTTGCATAGAAACTTACGGAATGAACAAGCTATGCTGGCAGGATATAGAAGCATATGATAATAGTTTTGATGCAAATGTAATTTTTGATATATACCCACCAGGAATTAGTGAGTGGCTGCCTGAGCAACAATATCAATTTGATTGGGAGAGCATTAGATATACAGATGAACCATTTGATAAGTTTATGTTTCAATAAAACAGTGTGATTCACCTACAAATTCCAATTTATAGATTAGATTTATAATTGAATATAACAGTGATGGCTAAATGATAATTTAATTATTACCAATCAAAATAACACATAAGTATAGTAAAGACTTGCAAACGCAGGTCTTTTTCTTTTACTCAAATTAAAAATTAAAAGGAGGATTTAATCATGACTTTAGTTGAAAAATATAAAGTAGTTCAAGCAGTAGAACCTAAATCTACAAATACTGCAATAACTGGAGTATTTGTTAGTGTGAAAAATGTAAATACAGCTGCAGTTATTGTGAATTTAACACAGGCAGTAGGGCATGCTACTGTAGTTTCACTATATCAAGCGCAGGATGTCTTTGGAACAGGAGCAAAGGCTCTTTCAAATAATGTTCCGGTGTGGGCAAATGAAGATGCAACTTCAGGAGATTCACTTATAAGAAAAGAAGATGGAGTAAGCTATACTGTAACAAATACTGCAAAGAATAAACAGGTAGTATTTCATATTGATTCTGCTAAACTTGATATAAATAATGGCTTTACATGTCTTAATTTAAGAATTGGTGCAAGTACACAAGTAACTAACTTTGCATCAGCTGAGTATATTTTAGATAGTAAATATGCTGGAGATGTTCCATCATCTGTAGTTGTTGATTAAAATACGGAGCCTTTTGGCTCCTCAGAGTGTAGACAAAGTATAAATATGAAACAAAAAATGTATAATCATTCATTGCTATGCATTTTCGAGTATATGAAACTTTGGATAGATAATTCTGTATCAAATCCAAAGTTATAGGTGCAAAGATGAGACTGTGAAGTGATGAAGTTTAAATGGATTTTGAGGGTCAGAAATGATACAATGAGTTTATTACAAATTTGAAGTCGTAGAACAAAATTATTTATATAACCGTTCAATGATCTCAAGTTCTATCAGAAACTATGTCTACCAATATATTGCTGTAGATATATTGCATAAGGAGGGGGAACAATGAAATTTTGGACAATTCAGTCCCAAGAGGTATTAGAAATAATAGAAAAAGAAGATGTATATCATCCTAAGTTTGCTATGAGTCAATATTACAAAGAATATTATGAGTTATACAATTTCATGTTGAAGTCATTTAATAATATTAATAACCTTAATTGTGAGGGACTAATCTTTTCATTTTGTATAAGTAACAAAGATGTGATTTATTCAATAGCGAATATAGAAGGCTTTAGGTATTTCATAAATATGAATAAAGATAAAATTACCTATTTATGGGATACCTTTATAAAAAATAATTGTAAAATCTTGGAATTAGAAATGGATTTGGTGTTTAATGATTTAGCACTGTCATTTAATGATTTTCAATATATTATGCCGAGTCCAGTTAATAAATTGCTATTTGACCCAGTTGAATATCAAACTAATTGTGAGTTGATTTTATCGAATATTGAAAAAGGAATTATAATGAGTTCGGGTAAGAATTATGATTTGATTCAATCACACCTGCCTTATATAAAAAAGTTGGATATAAAAAATGTCTATGAATTATTTAGCTTGGATTAGCTTTCAATTAATATTTATTTTATTATGCAAATGAATTGATTGGCTATATGATGAAGTAAACAGAGTGAGCATAACATTAAACTCAAGAGAGCCCAGTTTGTTGAGATGAACACAACTTCCGATTTGTCGAGAATACATTAGATGGTTTAAATTAAAATTTGTCACATCACTATTAGGTGAAAACCTGAAAATGTTATAAAAAATATGCGTGTATATTTATAAACTTGAACTTATGGGGGAGGATTTACTATTGATAGCATGACATACAGTGTGAAGAATATTCAAAAAAATAATGATATAGGAAGAAAAGATTTTAAGGATATTTTATTAGAAGATTTGATTTTGAATAATACAGAAATGGAAAGTTATCCGAATTTAAAAAAGTGGCTTCGTTATCAGTTATTTCAATCGCAAGATGCAGATGTTATTCTAAAAAAATCAGATGTTACTTCAAATTTGAGATGGTATGATGAAAAAATCATACCTAAAAAAAGATATTTAGATTGCATATTTTCGATGAGAACTCATTTCAATATGTTATTGAATCTGTACAACCCAAAAGCAACAAAATATGCTTGGTTATTAATATACTTTGATGATATTTTTAATGAAAAAAGAATAAAGGATTTTTCTGAAAAGAGCGGAGTCGAGTTGGAGGATTTTAAAAAATGCTTTAATGAAATCGAAAGATTTGCAAAAAATACGAATACATTAGGCAACTATATGCCAGTTCCTAATGGAAATTATAATGCGACAAAAGGATTTAATAATAAATGGCGTTATAATGATAGAATTGAATTATTTCTTAAAGATTTATTTAGTAATACGGGTAATGACAATAATTATTATCGAAGCTGGTTTAGTGATAATATTGATAAACTTTATTTATCAGAACTGTTTAAAGATATAAAGAAAAAAGAAATAGTAGATAAATTGACGAATTTTAGACTTCATGCAAAAGCTAAATTTACGGCAGATGACATAAAAGAATTTTGTAAATATCTTGCATTTGTAAATGGATGGATTGAAAACAGAACAAACAATTTGATTGGAAAGATTAATGAAAAATGATTCTATAACTTTCAATTTATGAAGTTGATGTAGAATAATTTTAGATTTAGTTCTGTTGTATCTTTTTTAGCATATAATCAAAGTCTGTACACATAATGGTATGGGCTTTCTTCATTTACAAATAAATAGAGAGGAGGAATCCTATGCCCTATAAACAAAGTTTAGCTTACAGCAAAAACCTAATAAAAGGAACTAAAATAGAAGTATTAAAGAAAAAGTTAACAATGCCATTTACAGGCATTGCAACAGTTAAACTCTATGATTCGCTAACAGGAAAACAGGTCTACGAAGCTAAAAGTGAAAACAGAATATCTGCTGTATTTGGGAATATGGCTTATCTTGATGGCTTTTACTATCCTATGCTGGACAATATGCAGGAGAAAGTACTAAATGATATATATGTAACTTATCCATTTAGAATAATGGTTTTAACTACAGGAGATATAGCAGAAGATCCTTATGATTACTGGACCTGGGGAAGTATTGTAGGATATGCAGACAGCTTGTACCCTTATAGCGGCAGTGATAATTTAAGGGGCAGTGTAAATAGTTCTGAAACAACAAGATCTACTATCACAAGGCATTATGTAATGGACTTCCCAACCAATGCTTCCAATGGAACTTTTAAAAGTATATATTGGACAGGTGGTAATGAAACTGATAGCGATGCACAAAGTCCTAGAATAAATTCAATGTATACTAAAAAAACATTAGAAATAGGAGGTAGTGGAAACTATTTACCTAATTATAATTTATGTACGGATGGAACTAATCTTTATGTATTAAAAATTAATTCAACAACCTTGTATGTATATGATAAGGTTACTTATGCTAAAAAAAGTAATGTGACACTGCCAGCATCAGCAAGAGCTGTAGCCTATGATGGCACAAACTTCTGGATACTTATAAGCGATGGTTCTTTTAAAAAGCTGGATAAAAATTTTGCTGTAGTAGAATCCTATTCAAAGAATGCTGCTATTCCAGGAGATCTTGTTTATGATGTGAATTATTATGATATAGCAGTAAATGAAACTTATGTTTATATAACTTATAATGGATGTACTGATTCATCCGGCTCAAATTCCAAGTATAAGAGTTGTATTGTAAAGTATAATAAAGATGGTACTTTTGCTGATAAAAGTCAGATATATTCAGGGAGTTCTGGTGGCATTACTTTGACTAAAATACCAGGTAATAAATTGTGGGCGATAATAAATTATGGAACTTGTCTGCAATTAAATAAGGATGCAGGAATTTATGGTACATCAGATTTTAGTTCTACAGATTATGACAGTATTGTTTGGGATGAAGATACTTCTACTATGTTCACATATAGTGATAGAAGTTATGGAGAATTAAAACAGCAGTATATTGTTCCGGCTTCAGCACATACTCTTCTACCTGAAGCAATAACCAAAACACCTACAAATACAATGAAAATTCAATATGATTTTACCTGTGATTATGTATGTCCACTGGATATGCCAGCTCACTAAGATTATTAGATATCTTTAATATAGGATGTCTTTTTTTATTTTTTGGAGGAAATAGGGTGAAAAATTGGAGGATAAGAACTGTAAAGATTGTGTGCAGATTGAAAATCTAAAAAACAAGATGGGAGATTTAGAAAAAGATTTAAAGGAATCGGAGAAAAAGGTTTATGATATTACTTTAAAACTTCAGGATAGGGTGGGAGTCTTAGAAAGGCAGGGTGACAAAAATGAAGAAAGGGTATCTATGATATTTAATATTTTAAATGAAATAAAAGACAGCGTAAAAGTAATAGCAGATAAAATAGATAGTTTTGAAAGGCATCCGCCGGGCAATGCACTTATAGAAGCTTTGAAAATTGATATGAAGGAGCTGTCTGCGAGAATAAAAGTAGTAGAAGATAAGCCAGCTAAGAAATGGGATGATACCACAAAAACAATAATGTTAGTTGTAGTTACCCAGATAGCAATATTTATAATATCAAAAATTTTAAAATAGGGAGGCAAAAGATTATGTAGAAATAGGCAATTGGTGGAGCATATATTTTGGCGACCATGGAGGTTTTGTATGTGCAGATTATATTAAATAGAGGGGAAGGATTAGAGTGGAAAATAACAATCAAACACAGAATGATAATAAAACTGTAAATGACAGCAGTCAAAAACAAAATAGATTCAAAAGTAAAGCAGCATGGGTAGCTGTAGCAGCCCTACTGCTTTTTATTTTGAAAACATATGGACTTTTAGCACCTATAGGACTTACAGAAGAAAGTTATAAGGAGTTGACGACACTTATATTTGCAGTGCTTACTGCCTTTGGAATTTTTAATGATCCTACTAATAAAGAAAGTCTCTAAGAGGTGGTGTGAATGCTTACTGTTGAAAACAATTCAGTAGAATATCTAGTCAGTAAATCAATACTAAAGGAACTTTTAAAAGAAAAACTTATAACAGAAGATGAGTTTATAAATATAGATATAGAAAATAAAAAATCATTTAACAAATAAAAACAGGGCTTGGACTATAACAGTTCAAGCTCTTAATTTTTTAACTTTTATTATATGTTTGCACAATTTAAATTACTTGCTTTGAGGAAGAAGTAGAGCTAACATATAGCACTGATGAAAGAAGGCTTTATATTGAAAAAGATAATTTCAATTGCAGCTAGGAATGTATCATTTTCTGATAATGGACAATTTTTGAGAAAGACAAGAGTATGTGCATACTGCAGGGTAAGTACCGGAAGTTTAAAGCAATCGGAGTCGCTAAAAACACAAGTTTCCTATTATGGAAGATACATAAAGAATAAAGCAGAATGGGAGTATGCTGGAGTTTTTGCAGACGAAGGAATTTCAGGTACAGGAATGCTTAAAAGGACAGAATTTAATAAAATGATTAGAGCTTGTGAACTAGGAAAGATTGATTTGATAATGACAAAGAGTATATCAAGGTTTGCAAGAAATTCAGCAGATTGTCTTGATGTAGTAAGACACCTTAAAAATATTGGCGTGAGTGTGTATTTTGAAAGAGAAAATATAAATACGTTAGGTGCAGATAGTGAACTCGTTTTAAGTATTTTGAGTTCTATTGCACAGGATGAATCAAGAAATATTTCGGAAAATGTAAAATGGGGTGTTCAGAAAAGATTTAGAGAGGGGAAGGTTTATATTACAACTAAAAGATTTCTGGGGTATGACTTAAATAATGAAAAGCAACTTACTGTAAATAATGGGGAAGCTGAAATAGTAAAAAGAATTTACAGGGAATATTTAAATGGCAGAAGTTTAAAAGAAATAAAATCTGGACTTGAAAAAGATAATATCAAAACAGTAACAGGAAATAGAGTGTGGAACAAAAGCACAATAGAATATATTCTACAAAATGAAAAATATTGTGGGGATGCAGTACTTCAAAAGACTATAACTGTTGATTATTTAACTGGAAGGAGAAAGAAAAATAAAGGTGAAGCTCCAAAATATAAAGTTAAGGCACATCATGAATCAATAATATCAAAAGAAGATTTCTTAAAGGCTCAGAATATAAGAAAAAGGAAAGCCTTAAAATATGGGAATTTACCTGAAGACAGAGATAAGTATCAGAATAGATACGCCTTTAGTGGAAAAATAATATGCGGAAATTGTAGAGCATTTTTTAATAGAAGAACCTGGAATAGCAAAACAAAGGTAAAGCAGATAGTATGGCAGTGCAGAACATATATTAATGAAGGGAAAAGTTCTTGCAGTATGAAAGCAGTTGATGATATTACTTTAAAAGCTGTATTTGTTAGAGTATTTAATAGAATTTATGAAGCTAAAGAAGATTTCTTTAAAAGGTTTGATGATAATATAGGAAAAGTTTTAAAGCAAAATGAAAAATGTGAAGATGTATTAAGAGTAGATAGAGAGATTGAGAACATTAGTGGAAAAATTAAAGAGCTTGTAAGAAAGCAGATAAAAGGTGAATTAGAAGAAAGTACCTTTGACAGAAAGTATAGAGGCTTAAAAGACATACTTCAGGAATTTAAAAATAGAAGAAATTCATTAAGTTATGATGATGAAAAGTACAAAGAGCTTTTAGAAAGAAATAAAAAAATTAAAAAGTTTATAGAAGGTAGAGAGGGTACTATTACAGAATTTGATGATGATATATTTGGAAACCTAATAGAAAATATTGTAGTTATAACACCCACTCATCTAGAATTTCATTTTAAGAATGGAATGGTGGTTGAAGAAGAATTTATAAAAAAGAGAGGTATTAAAGGATTGCAGTAAAGGGGGGAATTTTATGCCAAAGGTTTCGGTGATACCTGCAAAACAGGTACAAGTGATAAATGGTATTGAAGATAAAAAGAAGAAAAGAGTATGTGCTTACTGCAGGGTAAGTACGGATACTGATGAGCAGCTCACAAGTTATGAAGCTCAAGTAACTTACTATGAAAGCTATATTAGAAGCAAGCCGGAATATGAGTTTGCAGGAATTTTTGCTGATGAAGGTATAACTGGTACAAATACAAAACATAGGACAGAATTTAAAAGAATGATTGATGAGGCACTTGCAGATAAGTTTGATATGATTATTACAAAATCAATTTCAAGATTTGCCCGCAATACGCTAGATTGTCTTAAATATGTAAGGCTTTTAAGGGATAAAGGAATAGGGGTGTATTTTGAAAAAGAAAATATTGATACACTGGATTCAAAAGGAGAAGTTTTGCTTACCATTTTATCTTCCCTTGCACAGGACGAATCAAGGAACATTTCGGAAAACAGCAGATGGGGTATAGTTAGAAGATTTCAGCAGGGAAAAGTAAGAGTTAACCATAAAAGATTTTTAGGCTATGATAAAGATGAAAATGGTGAGCTTATTATAAATGAGGAACAGGCTAAAATAGTCAGGCGTATATATAAAGAATACCTTGGAGGAAAAGGTATAAGAGCTATAGGAAAAGACCTTGAAAAAGATAATATTTTGACAGGCGCAGGAGGAAGAAAGTGGCATGATTCAACGATTCAGAAGATATTAAGAAATGAGAAGTATTCTGGAGATGCGCTGCTTCAAAAAACTATAACTACAGATTTTCTAACACATAAAAGGGTAAAAAATAAAGGTGAAGTTCAGCAATATTACGTTGAAGATAGCCATCCGGCAATAATACCAAAAGAAATGTTTCAAATGGTTCAGGAAGAAATAAAAAGAAGGGCATCACTTGTAGGATATTCAGAGAAAACTAAAAGTAGATATACTAATAAATATGCTTTTTCGGGAAGGATAATATGCGGCAACTGCGGCAGTAAATTCAGAAGAAAAATGTGGGGACCATGTGAAAAATATAAAAAATATGTATGGCTTTGTGCCAATCATATTGATAATGGTTTAAAAGCCTGCAGCATGAAAGCTATATCTGAAGAAAAACTAAAAGATGCATTTGTAAGATCTATAAATAAAATCATTGAAAATAAGGAATATTTTATTAAAACTATGATTGAAAATATAAATACGGTATCAGAAAATGAAGAAGATAAAAGTGAACTTAAAATAATAAATGAGAGGCTGGAAGAATTGAAAGAACAGATGATGAACTTGGTAAGACTAAAGGTAAGAAGCAGCCTGGATAATCAGATTTATGATGAGGAATATGAGAGGCTTGAAGAAGAAATAAAACAGTTGAAGGAAAAGAAGACAAGGTTTGATAATACAGAGCTGATAAAGAAAAAGGGTATCCAGAAAGTAAAAGAAATTGAAAGAATTTTAAGAGGTAGACAAGATATTATTAAGGATTTTGATAGAGAACTTTTCACACAGGTTGTTGAAAGGATAAAAGTAATCAGTTTGGTGGAAGTTGAATTTATTTACAAAAGTGGTGTTGTTGTAAAAGAAATATTATAA